GTTGATCTTGTCGGACTTAATCCCCCGCCCATCGAAGGCGGCTTGCGAGGATTCCCAGAGCCCATCGGCCGCCAGCTTAGCCGATTCCGAGTAGTCTTCCAGGAATTCGCGGGCGCTCGTCGCCCAATCCCCCGCGCCCATCGCCTCCATCGCCCGGAGAACGGCCGCGAAGCCCGCCGCGAGCTTGGAAATCCCCGCTTCGATGTAGGAAAAAGCCCCGTAGGCCGCGCCCTTAACCAGAGACCAGGTATCGGCAACCCAGCCGATCGCGGATTGCAGAATGCCCATGCCTTCCGCCGCCCCGCCCGTCGCTTCCGCCGTTACGCCGAACCATTCGAGTATCGACGATCCAGAATCCCGCCATCCCTCCGTCATGACCGCGAGAAGCGTATTGACCTCCTGGAGCGCCGCGCCCAGGACGGGCGCCAGGGTCGCGCCGATAGTGTCGAAAAACGTTTGCAACCGGCCGGTGAATTCGTTGATTTGAGCCGAGGTCCCCATCGACTCACGCGCGAGCGCCCCTTGATCTTTCGCGAGCCCCTGAGTGATAATCGCGAGCCGAGCTTGAACCTTTTGGGCGTTCGTCAGCGCGGCCCCGTTTTCGGCGATACCATGCGTCCAAGCGTAGGTTTTGACCGTCTGTTCATCCACCAGCACGCCAAGCGACTTAAGCGGTTCGGTTTCACCCGAGAGACCCGCCCGAATCTTCCTCAGCGCTTCCTCGAAAGGAATCTCGCGGAAGTTTTCCATATCTTTAGCCAGCCGAGCCAGGCTAACCGAGAGCCTCGCCGCGTCTTCCTCCGCGTAGCCGACGCCCTGGAGAAGACCGCCGATCGCCGACGACGAATCCAGGAATTCGCGTTGTTTGGTTCCGTAGGCAAGACTCGATGCGTCGGCCGCGTCCAGAACGCTTTTCGCGTACTCCCCAAAGACCTCTTTCGTTTTGTTGACCACTTCCGTGAGCCGCGCCGCCGACGCCGCCGCCTTGACGCCGAACACCAGGCCCGCGGCGCCGCCGAGCGCCCCGAGTTTCACCATCCCCGCGGCAACACTCAACGTCGCCCGCGTCACGCCGCCAAGCGCTGCGGCGAATCCGCGAGCAAGCCCCGTCGATACGGACCAGCCGATTCCCGCGAGCGCGACGCCCAGCCGGGCAACGCCCGCCGTCGCGCCGACCGCCCCCCGGAGAACGCCCGACAAGCCGCCCGCAATCGCTGGAACCCAGCCCAGAGCTTGCCGACCCTCTTGGACGGCCCCCAGCAGCGACAGGGACGCCAGTCCCAGCGATTTCATTCCCGCCGCGCCCGCCGCGCTCCATCGCCCCAGGCTCAGCGCGTAGCCGCCGAACGCCGCCCCCGCCTTGCCCAGATTGAGCGCCAAACTTCCGGTATACCGCAGCGCGTCTTGCGAGTCGTTAAGAAACCCCGCCGTCGCGAAGGCCGCGCGAGACAGGCCCGCGCCAACGCGAACCCCGGCCATCGCGAGCGACCCGAGGGCCGAAGCGGCGCGACCCACCGCGCCGCCACCCAGCACCCCCAGACGAGCGATAAGGACGCCCATGTCAGCGCCCAAGAGCCCCCAGCGGACGCGCTCGGAGGCCCGCCCCACCGTCCGCAACGCCTCCCCGGCCGCGTCGAGTCGAGACCGGAGAGCATCGGCCCGTTCGCCTGACCGCATGAACGCCAGCCGCAACCGGCCAACGCCAACGGCCGACCACGCCGCCGCCCGGCCCAACTCCCCGATATCGACCACGTTCCGGGAAAACCGAGTAGCCTTCGACACCCGATCCAGCGCGCCGACAAGCCCCGTCGCCTGCTTCCCCGCGTCCGCGAGGCCCGCCGCCGCCCCGTCGGCCGAGGCCCCCACCCGGCGCGACCACGCATCAGCCTTTCGAGCCGACGACGCCAGGCCGGAGGAGAACAGCGTCGTATCGGCGATTACGGGAACAACCAGCCTACCCAATAACGCCACGTCGGCCCCCTTTACGCGAGCGCCTCGATTGCCGCCGCGATCTTGGCGACGACAACCGCCGCCGCTTCCTCTTGCTTGCGGTCGAACGCGGGGCCGATCGTCGGCCGCGCGTCCATCTTGCTGGTTCCGAATTCCAAGTGCCCAGGATGGAAGCCGTCGGAGAAGTCGCGACGATCGACCACAACGGCCGCTTCCACCGCGAACGCGCGGCGCGCCAGCGGCGCTTTCTCGACCTTGATATTCTTGGTGAACTCGCCGCTTTCGACGGGAGCCGTTTCCCGAGCTTCCGCCGCGATCACTTCGGCCCCGGCGGCGCATGCGTCACGCGCCGCGATGCGCGCCGCCGCCGGGAGCCGTCGGCAATTCAGCTTCAACTCACGCAGGCCCAGAACTTGAGTTTTGGCCATCCCGTATTCCAAACTGGCGCTTGAGCCGCTCCACCCGCTCCGCGTCGGTTTCGGGAGGGGGAGGCGTCTTGATGACAAAATCGTCGAACGAGGGTGGTCGCCCCGTTCCCGGCCAGACCGACATGGCCACCGCGTGGGCGGGAACCGCCGCCGCAATGTAGGGATCGGGCATCGGATGAACACGAAAAAATGCGATCCAGCGAGCCAAATCCCGCGCCGGAATCGCCTCGATTTCGTGAATGTGCTTGCCGAGGACAACGGCCAGGCGAAACGCGAATAGCTCGGTTTCGCCCGCCCTTATTTTTTTTCCAGTTGATCCACGTCATCCGGCCCAAGGCCGTTGATTTTCGCCGCGGCGTCAAAGACCTCGCGGAAGGCGTCGGAAGTCAGAGCCGCCTGGAGCCGAGGCCCGTCCGCTTCGTCAAACAGCGGCTCGCCGTCCTCATTGACCGCCGACGCGATCACCAATAGGGTAACGCCCTCCAGCGCCGACTTGCCTTTCGCCGCCTCTTCGTGGCGGATCATTTCCGCGACGTTCAGAGCCTTGAGACGGATCGACTCGCCCCCGCCAATGGGGACTTCGACGAACGGCGCGGGAGGCACCGCGCGGAAGAACTCTTCTTTATTGCGAAACGCCATGCTCAGAAGCCCCTCGAATCACCAGACCCAAAGAACGGGAGCGGCCCCGAGGCCGCTCCTTTATACTCCTTCTCTCCTTCCGAGCCGTTACGGCGCGGCGGCCGGAACCCAGGTCACCACGCCCGAAATCTTGATGGTGAAAGAGCCCTGGAGAGTATCCCCCCGCTTGCCGAAACCAGGATCGAACGCCTTGACGTAGCCCTTGAAGGTGAAGGCCCCCAAGTCGCCGACCGTCAATTCCCAATCGAAAACGGTATCGTTCTCTTGGGACGTTCGGATGAATTCGTGTTCGGCGTTGGCCGGGTCATAGAGAAAGGTAACCGTCCCGTCCCCGCCGTCGAACAGGCCCGGCCGGAACTCCTTGCCCTCGCTGGCCCAAACGGTTGCCTCCACGTCGTCCCGCGAGCCGCCGCCGCCCTGGAAATCCTGAATGTCGGGAATGTCGGTGAAGGTCGTCGCTTCGGCGGTCTTTTTGATCCCGAGCTTGAACCCCTTGTTCACCACGCCGCCAGCCATTGGCAAAACCCCTTAGACTCGATACTTGAAGATGAAGTCAAGCGACACACGATAGATGTGATCGTCATCGCCCATCGCCGGGCGCTCGGTTAGGTCGAACTCGTTGGCGAACGAGCAATCTTCAATCTGGACCTCCCCCACCCGACCCGCGAAGTCAATAAGCCGCTCGCAGATCGCCGCCCCCAGCGCGTCGGCGTCGGCGTCGGTCAAGGCCCAGGCCGAGACTTGGACGCGGGCCGACCGGAGCCCCGTTGTCCCGCTCCACTCCCGATCGCCCCACCGCGAAGCAACCAGATAGGTAACCGCCGGAAGCGGTTCGCCTTGAGGCCGAGCGCCCGGCGAAACCCGCTCCCCGGCCAACGCCATGACCCCCGGCGAAGTCGAAAGCAGCGAGTGAACCGCTTCGCGAATCGTGGAGCCCACGAGCGGAGGATTCCACGCTGGGGGACCGGCGTTGAAGCCGAAAGGCATGTTGAACACATCAAGCCTCGGTCATAAAAAGGTACGTTGCCCCGTTCCCGCCCGGCGGGTCGGCCCGCTCCAGGCAACCGGCGGCGCATGGGTCCGGTCGCTCGCGGCCGAGCATGTCCACGGTCAAGCCGGTTGGTCGCGGGCCGAACGCCAGGGCGGGGCTGTTTTCTTGCGGCTCATACATGGGACGAAGCGGCTGCCCCGCGAACCCGGCGGCGCCGCGCGTCAGCGCGGGATACAGGTCCGTCCGGGAGTTGGCCCCCGCGTCCACGTTGGCGCGAGGCGTCCCGTCATGGAACAGGTTGTAATCCTCGTCAACCGATCCGTTGGCGCTGGCCGAAACGCCCGTCTGGCACGCCAAAAACAGGCACATGCGGACGGTGATGATTTTGGGCGACGCCGACCAGTTGTAGGCCCGGACGGCCGAGCCGCGCGAGCCGACGAACGTGCAGCCGACAACCTCCACGCCCGTCGGCCCGCCCGCGTCCGTCGAGCCCGTCCGCTCGACGATGAACGCCCCGAACGCGCCCGACGCCGCTCCACCCAAGAAGAGGCAATTGCGAGCGGTGATGTTGACCACGTAATCCGCCGCCGCCGCTTGGCGAATCACTCTAACGCCGGAACCGGATGAGGCGTCGATAATGCAACCGTCGATCAAAACGTCAACGGAGTCTCCGTTGATCGTAACCCCATACCTGGATGGGTATGAGTTGATTACGCAGTCTCGAATCGTGATTCGAGCGCAATCGCCGAGATACACGCCCGACCCCGCGCCCGACGAGCCGCCCGTAAGCGAAACCCGCTCGACGGTCACGTCGGTCTTGGTGTTCATCGCGATCGCCGACCCGGAGATGGGCGCGTTGTCCGCCGACCATGCCCGAATCTCGGGAAGACCAACGCCGCCAACCCCGCCCGCCGCCTTGAACAGCGAACCGTCGTGATCGCCCACGACGCGGAGCGGCGCGGAAGGCGACGGCGAAACCCCCGTCGAGATCGCCTCGCGGAATAGATCGCCGCCGCGAAGAATGACGTTGTTCGGTTCGTCGGCCGTCGCCCCGCCGCCGGAGCCAATCGCCTTGCCAAC